CTGGCACACAATAAAAAAAGAAGCAAATGCGCTCCTTTCTTGATCTATGAATTGGTCATTGTCTATACTTGTTCGTATCTGATGAGTGGATACTTATCATTCAGTCCTCTTTCTGCTCCACACCTATTACATTGATGAATATATTCAATATGGTCTTCAAACATTTTCATATTACTGGTTACTACCATGTCCCCTCGCTTACAAGAATCGCATATATATTTCACGCCCACAGGCTTAACTTCAAATTTTTCTTCCATCATTCAGGTCCCTCTCTTGGATCCTTCTTTGTCAATCCACATTACAATACTAAAACACAAAAACGTATATCCAAACCAAACATAATAGTATTTAATTACGTGTTGAAGTGGTGTCAGATTAACCAAATCATAAAAAAATTGAGCCATCATCATCCTCCCTAAAAACACTTTTTTCTAATCATACAAAAGCCCTATTTTGTACAAAATAAAACAGCTTATGGCTGCTTTGGTTCCTCATTTATTAATTGTTGTACTAATACCTTTAATTCATAAATTTCAGCTTTCATTGAAACTTTCTCAAGTTTTTCTGCTTCAAGTTGTTCTTTAATAGTGTCAACTTCCTGCTTCAACATACCATGGTCAAATTGAAGATTTTTAACTTTAAAGTCAACTTCTTGTATTGATTGAATAGAAATTGCAACCGAGCTATAAAGTGTTACAGCGTCTTTCTGTGGTGTGGTGAATACATCGTCAGAGTCCTCCGCAATCATACCGTAATTAATTGGAAGTGTAATAGACTCCCCTGAATCAAAGCGTTCAACATCTCTTATAAAGTGATACTGTTTGATGTTTACAGAGTTGATTTTATCTAAAGCAGAGAATGGAAGGTCTTCTATGTCCGTTTTAAGCTTACGAGAAGAATTAGGGATAAATTCTTGCGCCCACATACGCCCTGTAGCGCTAATATTCTCTTGCGCTCGTAATGTTCTTAATTCTATATCTTTCCATCCCTTACCCATCATATCTTTAATCTGCAAGCCATTGTTATAACCTTGTACAAAACTTGACCTTATCATTGCATTACCCATAATTAAATCATGATCGGTGGCGCCGTTTACGAAATGTATTTTATAGTCACTGCCTTTTCTTTTGAAAGTAAACTGCCCCGCGTTATTTGTAAAAATATGTGGTTCAGTTGTAGTTACAGAGAAGTAACCATATCCTGGAGCCCATCCTTCAGATTCAAAAATAATATTATTCAAGTTTTGAAAACGAAATTGTCCATCTGAATATACACTCAGATGTCCACCGTCATTATGCATTTGAATATAGTTTGACCAAATATTAGTTCCTTCTGCATTTTCTCCTTTAGAAATCCCAAATTTTGCATATGCTTTAGAAGGTTGATCAACTCCATTAATTCGCGGCATGACTTGATAAATATAAAATGATCCTGTACCAGCGTATTTTCTATTATCAGAACCAAGGACTAATGAAGGTTGAATACTTCCATCATCTGTTTCCATAAATCCTATATAGCCACGTGGCTTATCTAAATCGAAAATCTTCATGTCTTGCTTATTTATTTCAACAAATCTGTTTCCACTTGTTTTAAGCGTTACCCCTTCTAAAACTTTTCCTTTAATATGATTTGCTGTAATGAAACCTACTAAGTTAATTCTGTTCGCATTCAAAGTAATGTTTTCTTTACTCATATTAAATGCTGCGATTACATCATTTTCTTTTACAGATATACTAACGCCCTTTTCAGTTAACTGAAGACGGGTTTCCATATCTCTTACATAAGATGATGTGGCAAATTGCCCATTTGCTTGATCTTTTGTATATACCTCTGTCTTTTTGGCTGAAGCATTGATCCCCTGTTCATTAATAGTAAAGCGATTATCAATCAAAGTCATTTTTTGATTAAATTGCTCAGTTGCAAGTTTGTTAGCTAGTTCGCCCAATAAATCTTGTTTATTTTTATCGACTGTTTGCTTCAACTCAGGTATCTTAAATCCAGCAACATAATCTTCTACTTGTTTAAGCTCAACTTTTGCACCGATTGCTGTTGCCTGTTGTTCAAGTTTTGAATTTGCATCAGTAATCTTTTTCCCTTGATCTGATACTACATTGTTCAAATTACTAACTGTGGTGGATAGTCCGCTTGCTGTTTGTTCTGCTGTAGTCATCCGTTTTTCGAATCCGGCTTGGCTATCCTGCACCTTAGTTACAGTAGTTTTTACACCATCCACACTTTTTTCTATATCGGTTGTTTTCTTGGTAAATTCATCGGTTGTTACTTGATCTTCTGCCGCTGGTCTATATTCAGTTGCTTTATTTCCAATTTCAATTTGCCATTCTTTAAGTTCAACCATACCTTTTACATTTCGAATTAAACTATTTAGATAACCAGTTTTAATTGCTTTGTTTTTTATGGTAACAACAGCTGAATAACGAACCCAACCTTGAGAGGTAGCGACTTTGTCTTCTATACGAATAGGTAGCCAAACTTGCTCATTATCTTCATATGTCACTGATAATTCCATACCAATCCAAGGGCTAGGTGTTCCCTTCGAAAAAGCTTGTGTTCTAGCCGTAATAGAAAGAGCAACTTCTTGGCCTCTAATCATTTCGAACGTATCAGGAACAAATTTAAAAGATTTTGAATCAGTATTTGAAATGTTCGTTCCAGTGTCAGATTTAAGTGTGCCACTTGTATTTAACAGAAGGTTACGTCCGCTAAACTTCATATCATCAAACTTTTTCTCAACACTCTCTAATTTTTCACTAGTCTTCCCAGCTTGCTCTTTAATTTCGGTTGTTGTTTTCTTTAGTCCGTTTGTATCGGATTGTATATCAGTTATCGTCTTTTTTGTACCTTCTACAGTTTGTTCGACTGTATTTAATTTGTTACTAATTTCAGTATCTTTTTTGGTTAACGATTCAATAGAAGTTTTAAATCCATCTGATGTTTGCTCTGATTTCGTTACACGTTCCGTAAGCTTTCCTTGTTCATTTTGAATATTGCTAACAGTAGTATTTACACCTTTAATACTGTTTTCAATCTCCACTGTTTTTTTAGTAAAGTCCGTTCCTGTAACCTGATCTTCATTAGCTAATTTAAAAGATGATGGCTTATTCCCTACTTCGACTTGAAAATTTTTCATTTTCACAGTGCCTGTAGCTGAACGCAAAAAGATTTGTAACCTTATAAGTTTGATTTCTTTATCTTCTATTATTTGAGATACCCTTCCATATCTCTTATATCTATTCGTCCCTTCTGGAACAATTTTCCCATAACACGCTTCAAACCACGATGTTTTTCCATCAGCATAGTCAACTCTTAATTCAATTCCAACACTATTATTACTGGCTGCTCCATGTTTGAGGTTAATTGTTTCAGCATCAAAACTTAAATAGACTTGTTTTCCTCTAAAGTCATTGTATGCATCTTTAGAAATATCAAGTGCATCACCTTTATTATCGGTTTCATTCGTATTTGTAAAAGTAAACTCTCGATCTCCGGTCAAAGCATAATTACGAACACCAATAACTGTATTATCAACTTGCGTTTTAAGCTCTGTAAGAGTCTGTTTCGTCCCTTCAGCTGTAGTCTTAATCTCGTTTGTCTTCTGCTCCAACTGTGATAAACCGTCATTCGTTTTCGTTAGCTCTGACTTCTCTGCTTTTTGTTTAAGAGCCTCATTTGTTTGACTCATAGATGTGTTAATATCTTGGAATTTTTTAACGTTACCATTCTTATCAGTTTCATAGATTTGTTTACCAATAAATCCATTGTTAATTTCCTCTTTTGTAAAAACTCCAGTTTTATCGGCTTTATCTTTTAACTGTGTATTTATCCACGTTTGATCCACTTTTCCATTAACTTGCTTTTGAACATCCACTATTTGTCCAGCTATCTCTTGCGCTTTACCTTCCACACCTTGAACCTTTTGATTTAACTCCGTTTTGGCGGACTCAATATCTTTATTCACCTGATCAAGTGTTTCTTTCTTAACAGCTTCAACATCAGGTACAACCGATTCCCAAGCTGCGCCTGTCCATATTTTTAAAATACCAGGCTTTCCATTGCTAATATCACGCCATAGTGTTTTATAAGGTTTAAGTCCTGTTGTCGGTGGATTCTTTGCTTCAATGATTTCTACCGTGTTATTTTTAAGATTCTCTTGAACCTTCTCAGCCAGTGTTTTCGCTGCTTCGGATTCTTTCTTAGCATTACTAGCTGTTTCATTTGCATCTTTCACTAATTTATCTAACTGATCTATCAGTTCTTGTTTATTGCCTAATGACCCTAAGATTCGATTGTAAATTTTTCGTAGTTCTTCGTTTGGATCAGTAATTTCCCGATAATCACCAAATCCATATTTATCTTGTGTAGGATCCGTAAAAGATTCATCACCAGCAATTACACGTGCTTCAAGGTACAACTTAGGCGTGAATCCTGTATCTTTGATTCGGATCGTATCGCCCTCGTTAATTAGTTCATGTGCTAGTCCGAAAATACGTCCGATCGATTGTGCTTCTACTTCATAAGAAACTGAAGAATTGACACGCTTTTTTAATTCTATTTCCATTAATGTCATTAAACGTTTTGGAGTCATGTCTAATTCTTCTGTTTCTGGCGTATAAAAACCGAATTTATGTTTACCACGTTCATTCCATCGTTGAAATGCATCATTATCTACAATATACGGAAGTCCCCTGTTGATACTTTCAATAGTAATTACATTGTCGCCTTCACCTTTCACAAATCCGACTAGTGCTGTACAAATGTCTCTTGAATGTTCAATACGTGTAACACCTATCAAATCTTTCTCCAGCTCTATTTCCTTCCCTGTGTATCGACCACGCCTTTGAATCATATCAACGTACCATCCAATTATTTGTGAACCTTGAATCTCAACACGGTACTGGATTTCTAATTTGAATAAAGAAGCTATTTTCTTTAAAAGTGTTAGCGGATCAATAAATTCATCAATGGTCATAGTGTGGAATCCTGCATAATCTGTTTTTCCGCGTTTCCACTTCATTCCTGTTAGGGCCATATCAATAAATTCGTTTACTGTTTTACCTTCTATTCGTTGCGGTTTTATAATGCCTGACTTAGCAATTTGAACCCAAGCTCCTGAAGCATATGTGGTAATGGATCGTTTATCCGAATTCTTCTCAGCTTCTGTAATAACATATGGTACGATTCTTCCGTCTCGAACTTCTTTTAAAACAAGATTTTGTTGTTGTAACGTAGCCGAATGAGTTGTGCCATCAAAAACTGTAAAATCCAACATATCAACATTGTTTTTGATTTCCCAATGCCTTTTATCATCCCAATAGTCCTGTGGCTGAATAGCTGCAACGATTTGATCCGTTTTGAAATCCACAACATGCAAAATGCCGCTTGGTGTTCTCATCTATATCTCTCCCTATAACTAACAGTCGCTTTAACATCTGGTGGCATTATATTGATACGATTCTCACCACGTATTACAGTTGGAAAATTACTAAAAATGTCTTTTAAATTAATTGCATTTTTACCGTTAATTGTTACAAGACTTTTCTCTGTATCAATAATAATTTTGTCCCCTGTGTCAAAAATGTAAGGCGGATCGTTTTTGGTATTTAAATTCACTTTCCAAAATTTCAAATCACTAACTGACATCGCTTCTACTGGCGGAACATCTTGCCATTGCATAATACTAATCTGAATTTGTGCGGCTTTTTCCATATGGTAGTTATTTTCATCTGTCCACCTTGCAAAACGTTCTGAATCATCTTTTTCTGTCCCTGGCAAGAATTTTGAAATATATGCTTCCCATACATTTCCGGTTCTAGCTATCCACAATCGACCAAAATACTGATTCCAGGTATTCGGATAATCACCACTCTCATAAATCAACCCTGTTTTCCCTGGCTTGTTATCATATCCAATAACCATCGTTCCAAAATTTTGCTCAGCTTGCCAAAAGAGATCGTTCATAGCAATTTTGGAAAGAACCTTGCTATTTTCATCGAGTATCGCTATCTCAACTCGGCCCATTTCATTAATTTTTTTACTCTTACAAGTAACATAGGCTTGCATAATAAAATCTTGTACTGGACCCCCAGGTATATTCTTTTTAACAGCTGCACCATGCCATCCTTTACCTGTACTGGTACCAAAATCAGAACAAAAGAATTGGTATTTATCTGACTTCATTTCACCAACTGGATTACCATCTTCCATTGAACTGACTTTACTCCATCCTACAGTGGTAGCCATTTCGTCCCATATAAGTCTTTGATTTCTTTCTACGGGTAATTGCTCTGTTTTCAAAGGATAACCAATTCTGAAGTAATCACGATTATACGGATGCTCACCAAACCACACATCTAAAAATGTACTTGGTTTTTGAGCCTCCACTTCAATAATTGGAGGTGCTTCTATATTCCCTTGATTGGTAAAAGAAGTTGCCACTTCAGTGGAACCATTTTGAGAGAACGTATGAGTATTTTGTTTTCCTAATTTATATGGCATTGGACAAACGAAAGTAATGACACCTTTTCCTCTATTGACTATCTCATCCAAGTCTACAGAACCATCAATTAAAGCTAGATATGTCCTGTCTAATTCATCATCAAAAATAAGTTCGGCTGGTTGCTCTGTATATAGCCAATCCGCTAAATCTTCTTTTACCTTTTGTAAATCAGCCATATCTTTTTTCGCTTTAATTACAAGAGGAACATCAATACGACGTTCCTCTGTTTCTGTATTAAGAAAAAGAGCCCCTGCGCGATGAGGGACTCTTACTAATTTTCTTTTAACTGGAGCCCAGGAAGGGCGTTTTCTTCCAACTAGCATTTGAATATAATCTTTTCTAATCTTATTAAAAGTAAAACTGAGTTTCCCCAACGTGCTCACCACCTTTAAAATTCCGCTTTTCTTTTTTGTTCACGATCTTGAAGCTTGGTAGTATATGCGTAACTTCCGTTCGCTAATTCTTTTCCATCTAAAACGTTGGTCATATTTACAGTTAAATTTAATTCTTGTTCTCTACCTGATCTATCCGAGAACATAGTTCTTGCTGTAGGTGCGTTGTTATAAGGTGATTGTGGTTGCGTATACCCATTGAAATCACCCAGTGCATTATGCGGGATACTATAATGCGAAGTTTGGAATCCAAAATCAAAAACAGATGGCATATTATTCATTTGTTTTTTTACAGTTCCAACTACATTTTTTGCTGCATCCACAACAAATCGTTTCCCTTTATCCATACCAACCCCAACGCCTTCTGGTACTGCGCTACCGACTGGAATCATCACTTTAGATGGACTGTTAATTTCTAAAGCTCCAGAAATAGTCTTTTTAATGTCATTTGCAATTCCCGCTGCCTTACTGAACAGACCGCCTGAAGCATCATCTAATCCTTTACCAAGCCCTTCTATAATTGATTTACCGATGGAACGTAGATTTATAGTGCTAAAGAATTTTTCGACTGTATTCCACTTATCCTCAATGTCATGTTTTATTTCTGACATTTTATCTTTAACAGCTTTTTTCTGTTCCTCAAATTTTCTTGAAACAGTATTTTTGATTTCTTCTACTTTATTACTGGCTGCATTTTTCATCTCGTCATATTTATTGGAAACATCCGAACCCATTTCTTTCATTTTTCGAACAACATCATCTTTCATAACTTCAAACTTAGATTTTACTTGTCCAGTTTCCCAATCTACTTGATTTGCATGTTCCCCAGCTTGGGATTTTGCTTCACTCACAATTTCCTTATGCTTATCTCTTGCTGTTGAAACAGTGCTATTATATTGACGATTCGCTTCTGCAATAGCTGCATCCGCTTCTTCTTTATTAAGAGTTCCTGACTCATCCCGTAGACGTATAGCATACGCAATTTTGTCATCACGAGTTTTCTTTGCATCTTCAATAACCTTATCTCTTGCTTTGGCACTATTTTCAACAACTTCTGCTGCTTGTCTAGCTGTAATTTCACTAGCTTGTACTCGAATATTCTCATAAATAACTTTTTGTTCCATTTGATTTTTAGACATATGTTGGATAGCTGTCCGATCCATTTCATCTTGTAAAGCTTGTAAAGAAATCCTTTCAGATGTAGTAAATTCACGCTTTTCATTTGTGGCCGTTTGAATAATTTCTTTAATTTTGTTTTCTTTTTCTTGTGTTTTTAGCTTTTCTTGCTCGTAATGTTGATTCATTTGTTCAATCCGCTTATTTTCTTCTTCCGCGGTTAACACATAAGAATCCGCAAAGAACTTTTTAAGTCCCTCAACTTCTTTTTGTTGCCTTGCATTTGTTTTTTCTATAATCGTGTTACCTAACTTGTCATATTGACCTATTAATTTCTGTGACTGCTCTTCTGTTATCACTTCATGGTTCAATCTAATTTCAGTCAACTTTTGTCTAATGCCATCAGACAGCTTGAAATACTCACCAAGAACTTTCTTTGTAGAAGAACTTACTTTCCCTTCTGTATTTGTGGCAAAACGATCTACAGAAGCAATGCTGTCCTCTGTTGCTTTTTGATATCCTTTATATGCTAATACACCAACACCAACAGCGGCTGCTACTGGTCCTAAAGCTGCGGTTAATATTCCTAAAACTGCACCCGTTACACTAGTAGCTGCTGTAGCTACACCCATTGCTATTGCTAAAGAACCAATTCCAGAAACAACCATTCCAACTGCTGCTAGAACTACTCCAATAACCGTTGCAATAGCCGTTAAAGCAAGAACAATACCACCTGTAATCGCAATAGCCTTTTGTACTGGCCCTGGTAATGAGTTAAATCCATCCACAAGTTTCTGCAATCCAGCAACAAAAGCACTAACCACAGGGGCAAGCGCGTCACCAATTGTCTTTTTCATTGTAGAAAATGCCGAGTCTAATAATGTAATTCGTCCTTGTAGAGTATCAATTTTAGTTGCTGCAACATCAGCTGCTGTAACCTTTGACATGGAATCCCACATCTCATTGACACCCTTTGCTCCTTCTTTAAAAAGAATAGTTGCACCACGTACGGCATCCGATCCGAATAATGTTTCTAAAGCCATACTTCGTTGTTGGTCTGTTAAATCTTTCATAGACTCATGAAGTGTTCCTGAAATGTTTTCTAGACTTTGAATATGCCCCTGTTGATCATAGAATTTTGATGATAAGAAAGCCGAACTCGTGGCTAACTCACGGAATGCTGTATCGCATTTATCGTTCCACTTTGTAACCCCTTCGGTTTTCATTACGTATTTTTCTAAAGCAACTTCTATATCTCCTACATTTCTTGAAGCTGGTTGAATACCGTTTTTAACTAAGAAATCAAAACCCGCTTGGGCGTTATATGTGATAAGACCTAAATCTTTCATTTTGTTATACGCTTCTTTAGTAGATGGGTTTAACCGCATAAGCATAGTTTTTAGTGAAGTACCTGCATCAGAACCTTTTACATTCGTTATATATGAGCTCTTTATCTCATATTCTCCAATTTTCACTGGAGTATCGGACTATATCATCATCCTCGCCTTACACGTTAGGATGGGACGCGCTCGTGGGGTTTTACTGTCCGTTCTGGACTCCATACCCTAGTCTCTGAACCCTTCATTTATTCCTAAATGACTCGGCTGCTGATTAGCATAGTTATATAACCTTAGCTTCCCAGCAATTCACGTCCTTTACGCTGCGAATCTCTCCGCAACGGGGCTATACGTTAACCCATTCTGAGCAAATACTGCAAGAGTCGTAGCTGTATCTTTAAACGTCATTCCAGCCCCTGCTGCTACTGCTGACGATGCCGCTAAACCATATTTCAGTTCACGTACATCTGTAGCTGATGCATTTGCTGCACCTGATAATATGTTAGCTGCATCTGCTACTGAAAGATGATCGGCTTTAAATGCATTTAAGGCTGTGGATGCAATCTCTGCCGCCTCGCCTAATTCTAGCTCTCCTGCTGTAGCTAAGTTAAGAGCACCTTCTAAACCACCATTTATAATATCTGTTAAACTAACTCCGGCTTTTATTAATTCCTCTATGCCTTGTCCTGCTTGAACACTAGAGTACTTTGTCGTTTCTCCCATGTTAATAGCTAATTCGCTTAACTTTTTCATTTCTTCTCCAGTAGAACCAGATACTGCTTTAATGTTAGCCATTTGTTGTTCAAAATTCATTGATTCAGTAACCGCGGATTTTAAACCACGTCCTATAGCATAAGTCATTCCGCCAAACACCATACCGATTTGCATTCCTGCATTTTGCAAATGGTTACCTAATGTCTCCATGCGATTACCAAAATTCAATAAACGATTACCTTGCTGCTCTAATTCACGATTTGACTGCTGTAACCCAGTTTCAAATCGATTAAGTTCAGCCGTAGCACGATGAATTTGTTCAGCATAATGTTGTGCCGATTGACTCGCTTCGCCTTCTTCTGTTTTTGCGCGATTATAGGCTTGTTGAAGTTCCCTAATCTTTTCTTTCTGTTTATCCACCATGCGAGTGAGAACATCAATTTTTGCCCGTGTTTGCTCTGTTGCATTAGAAAAACCGCCCATGCCTGTTGTAATAGACTGAAATTCAGCCTGTAAGGATTTCAAAGAATTATTTAACTTATCCACCCCTTTTTGTTCAGCTTGACGATTTACTTGTTTTAATTCATTTTCAAACCTATTTAAATCAGCAACCGCTTTATTGACCTGTGAAGCGTATCGTTGAGTTGCTGCATCATTTTCACCCAACTTAGCCTTATTTTGATCATAGGCTTGGCGTAATGCTCTAACTTTTTCTTTTTGTGCTTCAATCAATCTATTAAGTGCATCCGTTTTGGCTCGTGTTTGCTCACTAGCGTTTGCAAAACCACCCATACCAGTACTGATTGATTTCAATTCATTCTGTAAAGTCCTTACAGCACGTCCTGAATTCGCAATACCTTGACGAAAATTCACATTATCAAGGGAAAGCCTAACTACTAGATTATTCATTTCATTCGCCAATGTCTCACCCCCTTGCTAGATAATATTTTCCGCTGGAACTTCAATTTCATTTGAATTTTGATTTGTACTATTTGAATTACTTTGATCACGATGCTTACGATTCAACCTTAAATAATGCCAAATATCCATTTCGTTATCGATGTGATGATGTTTATATCCTTGGCGTAATAAAGAGAGGTAGAGCTCGTCCATAAACTCACTGAACGTTAGCCCTCCCCCCTCTACGTGTTTGGGTTTTCTGCTTCTCCAGTTCCAGGTGTACCACCAGCTGCATCCACAGTTTCGTTGACAATAGCATTAATTACATCTGAAGTTGTTGATAAGAATCTACGGGCATCCACACCATCCCAATATTGATCCAAGGTGAATTGTTCATCATAAACATTTACTACAAATTTAACCATTTTATCCATATCCTCAGGTCCAGGATTATTTGGAATATCAGCAAGCTCAGGGGCTTGACGGATTAGGCGAGCTGGAATGAACTCCGGTAAATTAAAAGTTTTATTTTCCCTATTGATTCGTAAAGTTAATTTCATAGTTTATTCCTCCTTAGTTAATAAAAAAAGAGAGAGCTTTTGCTCCCCCCTACTTTCCTGCTGGCGGCGTTACTGGTTTTTCATATACCTTACTAAACCAATTATCCCCTACCGTTTTTGTAAATGTAGGTTCATCTGCATCAGCTGTAAATTTTGGTCTATCATCAAAATCACGCTCAATAAAAGTTCCTTTTAGTTTGGTTGTTTGGAAGTTTGGCTTATCCTTCTTAGTTTCACCCTCTTCTTCCTCTTGTGAAAGCTTTCCTTTAAGTAGCCAAACATAACGATACTTATTATTTGCCTTTAAAAAACGGTATCCAATTGCTAGATAGGGCTTTTCACCCTCACGTTTTTCGTCTAATACGCCATCTTTAACTTCTGGATATCCTTCAATGTCTGCTTTAGTTGAAAGCGAAATACTACGAAGTTCGATTTCAACCTCAATTTCACCGTCAGACTCTGCAATTTCTGATTTCTTATTATCGCTCCACATAATCTCAGAAGATACCTTTTTAGATGTTTTAACCTTTACAGCACCTTCCATTTTCTTTACCGTTGCATATTCCACACCTGTCGCATTATCTTTTGTTAGTTTTGCATAAACAAGACTATCAACACCGACAGTCGAACTAATTGTAATAATTTCTCCAGCCATTTATAACTCCACTCCTTTCGCGAATCGCATCGCGTAATGAAAAATTTGTGTATCATCTTCATATAAATCAGCAACCGCATAACGTGAGAAACCAATACTTTTCATGGTTTCATTCACTTTTTGATGGATCACTGTTGTACTACTCTTTGACCAAATATCGATTTGAAATGTGATTTCACTTTCACTTTCATCATTATCTGCAAATCCATCAGGCCTATTATCTAATTCAAAAAACGTAATACGTGGAAACTCTTCAGCGTTTTTGGCTTTACGATAATAAACACGTTTTCCACCTAATAAAGAAACAAGCTCCTGATTATTTTCAAGAGCTTGCACAATTTCGGGTCGTAAATTTATCATAGATTTAACCTCATTTCATTCTTCAAAATGTCTGTCATAGCACGAATTGCCGCTTCTTTTGAAGAATTAAATCCTGGTTCTATAAATGGTTGAGCTGGCATTTTAGATGTTCCCCATTCTAAGAATTTCCCATAAAAGAATGGAGAACGATCTGCTTTATCTATCCCGATTTTAATCGTTTTTATGCCGCCTTCCATTTTAGCTTTTGTAACTCGTATATTATCAGCCAAATGTTGTCCTGTACGCCACGGTTCACTTTTTGTTGCTCTTTTAGGACTATCACTTCTTGGCGCAATTTCGGAAATAGCTTTTCGAATAGGTTCTCCACCTGCTGCAAGAGCTTTATCTTCAATCTTTTCCCCGCGTAAACCCATTTGCTCTAATTCAGATATTAAGCGATCAAAGCCTAAAAACTCAACACCATCAGCCATTCATTCCACCACGCTTCCACATGATTGATAAGTTGTGTTTTTCAGTTGGAATAACTGAAATAATGTCATACATTACGTTCTTATACTTAATCTTCATATCAGCATTTACATCAACGCGATATCGGATTTCCGTTTCACCTTGGATTTCGCTATTAGCTGCGGCTGCTTCAAAGTATTTTCTTCCTTTTAAAAAAATAAAAGAACCCCATACAGTAAAAGAATCTTTATAACTTTCTATTGGATCACCGTCTGGGCTCTTTGCTCCATCGTCTTTCATTTGAAATGTAAGACGTTTATCTAATTTACCCGGATTCACCTGAATCACCACCACAATATTGCAACTGAACTAATATTGATTGCAAACTAAATGCTAATTGTTCAGCTTTTCCAACCGCTTCGCGATTTTCATACCAATGAGCAATTAAAATACGGGCTGCTAATTTAGCAAGCTCGCTTTTCAAATCTACATTTTTACTTGTAGCATGTTTAATATATATTTCAGCTGCTATTACGAAAGATGTAATGAGGTCGTCCTCCTCATCACCATCCACACGAAGATACTTTTTTGCTTCCTCTAATGTTAGTACCAAGAAGGACACCCCCTACCTTATTAAGCTCCTGTTTTAGGTGCAACTGTAATTTGTCCATACACAACTGCTTCTGTATCCCACAATGTCACGTCTTCACGTTCAATTGCTCGGAATTCTGTTGTATTGCCTCTCCAAGCACTTCCACCCTCTTTCGTCATATCAAGGGATAACTGCTGTCTATCCCATAACACAACCGCTTCTTTCAAATCCCCAACAATAAATGGTGCTTTACCATCTTTATCTGTAGCAATTGTCTTATTGGATAAAACAATAACTGGCTTTCCTGACAGTAGCTTACGAGTTGGATTTGTTGGATCTGGTTGAAGAAGTGGACGACCATCCTTATCCTCTAATTGATCTAAGTAATTGAATCCATCTTGGTTTGTAATAATATTTGCTACAGCTGAGAAAGCTGGATCTAATGTGACATTTAATGCTGTTTTAATCCCTTTATAATCCTTTAAATCAACTTTTGTTAATTTGTTGATTTCTTGTAAAATTAAATAATTACGAGTTGCAATAGATTTCTTCGCAATCCACTGACGTAAATAAGCTTCTAGCGCTTGATCCGTATCATTTAATAAATCATTTGGTACAGGTAGGAATCCTGCATAATCCTCAATAACATACGGCAAACGATCAAATTGTGGTGAAGCAATTTCTTGCATCGCATTTGGATTTCCATACTCAGATAATGGCGCAAAAGGTGTAGATGCCGCACGCTTTTCTAATGTACGGGCCCCCTTGTTTGTTGAAACAGGTTGTACATTTACATATTGTTCTAAATTATCAACCGTCTGTTTTAATTGGTTAATAGTTGTCGTAATATCTTCCGGAACAATAAAACCGCCATCTTTTCCTGTATTCTCAGATAGTGCTGCTTTGTATTCCTGCATAACGCTTGCTTCTTCATGACTTAAACTTTGACCACGTATTGCTTTCATAAATACCTCTTTATACGATGTATCTTCATTTTGGACTGATGCTGGAGGTAACGCTCCTGTTTGTGAGTTTACAGGTTCAGGAACTTGAATTTGCTTCATCGCTAGATAGTTATCTAGTTCATTTTTCGCGTTTTTCGCTTCTTCGATTTTCGCCTTTGCATCTTCATATTTACCGCTGTTATTAAATTCTTCAGCTTTCGCTTTTAAATCAGCTACTTTTTGACGTAATTCTTGTTCATGTTTATCCATTCAGTATTTCCTCCTTGTTTTGGCACGAAAAATAGACCTATAGTTCTAACAGGTCTAGTGCGTTTTGTATTTTTAATTGTTCATTAAGGTCCTTCTTAGGAAGGAAAGGCGATTTTGCTACCACTTTACTAGGTGTTTTCTGATATTTATCAAAGTAATCACTACTACAAGCTGCGACTTCTTTTGCTTCCACAACTTCAATATTGAAATATTTTTCAGCTTCTTCACCACTTAACCAGGTCTCAGCATCTACTAATTGTTGAATTTCTTCAATTTCAATGCCTTCTTTCAAGTTTTCCTTATATACATTCATAATCCCAGACTCAATGTTATCCAGGTCTTCTGCTGCTTTTCGGAAATCAATTGCATTTCCAGCTGCATATGTCCATGGCTTATGAATCATTAAGAAAGCATTAGAAGGGACAACAACACGATCACCAGCAAGGGCGATTACGGAAGCTATAGAAGCTGCAACACCATCTACATAAACAGTTTTTTGAGCCTTATTGCGCTTTAACATGTTATAAATAGCTAAACCAGCAAATACAGAGCCACCGCCACTATTTACATAGATATTAAGGTTACTTTTATTATCTAATTGCCCCAAAATATTTTTCACATCATCAGGCATAATATCAGAATCATCCCATTTCCAACCTGTATTATTTATGATGTCGCCATAGATAAATAGGTCCGCTGACGATTCCGTTTGATTTTTAATAGTGAATACGTCTTTAATTGTCCTCACCTCCTTTCAGCGACAAACCTCCACTAGCTTTCGCTAATTGGTATTCATCCGCAATCTCAATGGATACATGATTTAGATCGACACGATGTTTATCACCATATTCTCCAATTCCATCTATATCTTCAAGCTCTAATACTTTGTTGATTGAGAAAGCACCAGCATCTAACATAATCTTATAAAATTCCGCTCTAGATTTAGAATCAGCGCGAAGTAAACTTGTTAGATTAAATTTCAAATAATAACGCTTTTGTTCATTAAATGAAAATGTTTTATAAGAAAATTCTTCTTCATACTGGATAAGAATTGGACTCAATGTATTTTGGATAAAATCCAATGCCTGTTGCTCAATGTTCGAGAATGTAGCACGATCTAACTCATTAATCATGTGTAATGGAATATTAAAGATGTTTGCAATCTCAGCCTTATCGAACTTCATACCTTCAATAAATTGAGCATCCTTTAATGGCATCCCCACTTTCTCAAATTCTAAACCAGCATCTAAAATCGCTATTCTTTGAGCATTATTCAAACCTGTATTTGCTTCTTCCCAAGCATCACGAAGTACATCTTTCGCTTCTTTTCCAA